TTGGGGCCCGGTCGTTCCCACTTGCCGGATAACTCACTGTGATGCTTGCCAGTCGTTCCCATGGTGAGAAGGTGGTAAGCTCTTGAAAAGCCTAACTTGTGGCCCTTCCTGTCGGCTCACCACCCCTTTCCTAGTTAGTTGATTGGGTTGGTGTTTTGGGATCGTTCCCACTATCTTTAGCGGTCGTTCCCACTCGCGTGTTCGCGCTGCGTTTCGCGGTCGCGTCCTTGGCCAGTCTACGCTGATCGACGGCCCGCGTATATCTCTCCACCTCTGCAAGCGTTGCGTGGCCCGTGATGGCCATGATTTCGCGCGTGGTGCAGCCTGCTTCGGCCAGATGCGCCGCCGCCGCCTTGCGCAGCCCGTGGGGCGTGCAGCGCGCGGGCAGGCCCGCCTCACGGATCGCGGCGCGCATCATGTTGCCATACCCGGCTGTGGAGCGGGGCCGGCCGCTGTCGGTCGCCAGAATGAGTGCGTGACGCCTCTGGTGTAGGGAAAGCTCTTCAGCGAGCTCTGGCATCACCGGTATCCACAGATGCGCGCCGGTCTTGACCTGCGTCACCCGTATCTCGCCATCACGCGGCCAAGGCTCTTTCACCACATCGCTGTTGCGCTGGCCGGTGTGGAGCTGAACCATGAAGGCGAGGCGCTGGGTCGTGCCCGGCTTCCATCGCTTGCAGAACTGCGTGATCTCGTCATCAGTCCAGGTGTGGATTTCGCCCAGCCGGTAGAAGCTTACCCCTTCGGACGGGTCACGGTCGATCCATTCGAGACGGCGGGCAAGTTTGAACATCTCCCGCAGTCGCTTGAGCAGATTGTTCGCGGCGCCGGGGCGATCATCCATATCCCCGATAATCTTGTTGATGTGCTGGAACTTCACGCCCGGAACGGGAAGGTGGCCATATTGCTCGAGGAAGCCTGACAGGTTGGAGCGATAGGCCCGGCGCGTGGATGCGGCCAGCTTCTTGAAGCCCGGCGAGTTGAAGAATTCCAGCGACAGGCGGTTGAAGGTGCGGTCTTTGGTCCGGGTCTGCTTGTCCGCACGGGCCTTGCTGGCGTCATCCTTCTGGCGCTCGGACCAGTAGACGGCGAGCCATTCATCGGATCCGGGCAGGCCGGGCAGGGTCACATAGCGCCCATTGCGCCGATAGAACCAGTAGGTGCGGCCCTGGGCGTTGGTCTTCTTCTGGATATATGGCAGATCAACCGAGCCCAACGGCCTTATCCCATGCGTCTTGAGGCGACACCTCGCCATCGTCACCGCGCCCCGTCAAGCGGTTGAAGGCGGCGAGCAGGTCATCCCCGCGCCAGATCACCACGCCACCTATGCGATGCGGTTCGGGCATATCCCCCGCCTTGACCATCTGGTCAAACTTGGAAGCGGACACGCCAATGAATGCGGCCGCCTCAGTGCGCCGGAATCCGAGCTTGGTCATGTTCAGGATGACCGGGGCAGAGGTCATGACGCCCCCCGATCCGGCTTATGGATCATGACGCCGATCAGCCGCACTAATTGCGAGCCCAGCCCAAGCGTCACCTGCCCAGCCAAGGCCAGCAGAATGAAACACCCGATGAAGCGCCAGAACCCGGACGTGGCGTATTCCAGAATCTCAAGCATCTGACTGTTCCTCAAGGGCTTGGTTCGCCTGCTCAAGGCGATCTGAAACCGTGGCGAGTTCGTCTTTCAGCTCGGCATTTTCTTCTCTCAGTTCCCGTATGGTGGAGATGAGGGAAGGGAGGGCGTTGACGGCCTTCACGATAAGGGAGGCGTTAGACTCGCACTCGTTGGGAAAATTGTGAACAGCCCCCAGCGTTGGCAGGATTGCGCCCCCGCTCTCGTTGGACCCTGAGAGCGAGTATCCCCAGAACACGTTGCCTTCACTGTCCACACGATCTCCGGTATGCTGTGATCCAGGTATGGGCGGGCGCCACATTTCCCCACACCTCCAAGGCAGGTCCACGGAGCCCGCCAGCAAAGCCTCCAGCTCTTCCAGTTCTGCATCAGTCATGGGTAGGCTCCTTGCGCTCGATAAGAAAGTCTGACCTGACCTCGACGGAGACGGCATGGCCGGTGTTGCGGACATGCCTCCTAGCCTCTGATCTGGCTTTATGGCCGTGACACACCCAGCTGCATTGTTCGTCCATGCAAACTGAGTGCGTCGGCTCACTATCGAGCGTGCGAACTGTCAGGCGCTTCACATCACTCATCGGTCTTGTCCTTTGGTGGGTCGAAACATGATCAAAAGCTCTCGCTCGCCGTTGAAGGTGTCGCGGTTGGCGTCGATCTCATTCACCGGCCTGCATTCCACGCGGACATGCTCGTCCAGAATGATGCTGAAGAAGGCCACGTCTGCGCCACCATAGTTGTGGGTGCGGGTGCGCAGCCCGATCTCGTTGAGCGCTTTCAAAAGCGGGATCATCGGCTTGTCGGCCACAAATCGCCCGGCCCCGAAGTCCACGAACTCTTCTTCATCCGGCTTGATGGGGTGATGGTGATTGCAGCCGTACAGGTCGCGGTGTGTGTGTTCTTGATCAGTCATGAGACCGCGCCGCCTCCCATGCCTTGCGGCGCGCAATCAGGCGGGTCTTAATGCTGCTGCGCCAGCCATCCAGAGCCGCCCAGATTGGGCCAAGCGTCGGGCCGATGATGTATGTTTCGACCAGCTTCCCTGCGCGCTCGAATACTTCCCGAATGAGGAGCAGCACGAGAACGAGCAGCACGAGCGGGCTGAGGATTGTCCACAGGCTCCACCGCAACAGCTCTTGCGCCAAGTATTGTGCGGCCAGACCCGGCGAGTGCCGAAAGCTGCGAGCCATGCTGGTGATGTATGTGACGGGGCGCATCACTCACCTCCATTAGTGAGAGAGCGTGCGACGGGAAGCGCAGAGCCTTTGGGTTTTGCGGCCTGCTTGGCCCGGATTTTCGCCATGATCTCGGGTGCGCTGATACGGGCAAGCTCGCGCTCTCCGTCAGCGTGCATGTTCATGCCATGCGCCAAGCAGTGAGCGGCGAGCGTGACCATGACGCCGCCAACTTCCTGCGAGGGCTCGCCCGGCTCGCGGTCGAAGACATAATCGACAAGTGCGTGAGCGCGTTCGCGGTCGTATCCGCACGCTTGCGTCAGCTCCAATGCCTCCTCAATGAAGCGGTCGTTCCGTTCGAGCTTGTCTGCGGCAATGTCTTCACCGAAACAGGACACCACCCACGGGCACACCCGGTCTTGAAACGGCTCTTCAGCTTTGGGTTCATCCCGGCCAATGCTCGCCTTGATCTGGGCGATCTCCTCGCCGGCCCGCTCGCGGATATATGCCGGAACCACGCGCTCTTCTTCAGTACGAGAGGAGAGAGCTGCGGTGATGCGCTTGGCGAAGTCGGCCTGACAGGCCGCCTTGGCGGCTTCGAGAGTGTCGTCGGTCACGTCGATCAGCTCAACGCCGTCTAGCCAGCAGAGATTGGGGAATGCCTTGTATACACCGGCAACGCTGGAAGCCTTTACCCCGATGCCTACGTAAGGCTCCCACTCCAACTCCTTCACCACCACACCAGCTCCGCGCTTAAGCGCTGACATGATGGCGTCTGTGAGGGCGTTTAGCGTGGCGTCACATTCGGTCTCGACATCCTCATGCCAGCCGGTGTCGTTGTCCGGGTCTTTTGGGAGGCCAAGGTGGCTTTCAATCAGGCCACAAAACACAAGGCTCAAGTTGTCGCCGCACATCCATTCGCGGTCAAACCATTCCAATTTGCGCCGCACTTCGTCTCTCACGCTATGCATTGTTCAGCCTTTCATGTCTTGCTGTGCGCGCTGGGCTGCAGCTTTCAGAACGTCTTGCAGATGCCTCGCGCGGTGGATCACGCACCCGCCCTGGATGGGGCAGGGATGGTCACAGCTTCCCTCGGCGGCGTGTTCGAGCACGTCGGCCAGCCATTCCACCTCGGAGGCGTCCAGGTGCAGGGTGAGGTTAGGCATGGCCGGCGCTCCGCAGCTCGGTTTTGCCGATCAGGTGCGCGCTCTTGACGGCCTTGAAGACGGCGGCGTTCCCGCCGGCGTCCGGGTGCGCGTATTTCACGGCGTTGCGGTAGGCGGCGTCGGCTTCAGCCAGAGTGCGCGGGCGGTTCTCAAGGCCCAGCACCAGCCACCAATCGACGCCGCCAACGGTGCGGACTTTGACGGCGGCGGCGCGCTGCTCCTGTATTGTGTCCGCCGCCGCAAGCTTCATCACTTCGACCGCTGTCACGACGCCAATGAGCGTGCGCAAGTGTTCTGCACTGGTCATGGCGAACATCATCCCAGCCAACACAATCAGGCCCGCGCCGGTATCCACGAAAGCTGATGCGATGACAGCGCAAACCACGCCGCGCGCGATCCAGTGGGGCCGCAGCCATTTGGTCTTCATGATCTCCTTGACCACCGGATCGTTCAGAGGGCGGTCCATCCTCAGTGCTCCCCCACAGCGCCCAGATACAGCTCAAGCAGGGCTTCCATTTCCTGCCGTTCGTGGGAGTCCTGCTTGCGCAGGGCGATGACCTTGCGGAGCACGGTGGTGTCATAGCCGTTGGACTTGGCCTCGGCGTAGACCTCCTTGATCTCAGCGGCGACCTGGGCCTTGTCTTCTTCCAGGCGCTCGATGCGCGCCACCAGAGCGCGGAGCTGATCGCGGGCGGCGGCGCCGATGGCGTCGGATTGGTCTTTCTCGGGCGCGGATGCTGCAAAGTCGGCCATGGGGTGTTCCTTCTGGTGGGGTTGGGTCATGCGCTGGGTGCGCCGGGTTCATCACTTGCCGTGCGGGGCTGTGCCCCGCGGGCGATCTGGTAAACGGACGGATCGCAGGGATCGGCGTGGCGGCGGGTCAGCTCCTTGCTGGCCGCGGCGCGCCACTGGCCGGCATCACGGCCGGTGTAGTTGCCGGCGATCCACGCCACGTAGTGGGTGGGCACGCCCTGTTCGTCAGACAGCGCCCGGCCCCGGTGCTTGCCAAAAGGCAGGGGGGTAGATCCGGTGATCTCGACGGGCTGGCGCGCAGCCTCCCGCGCCTGTGCGGTGATGGCGGCCAGCTCTTCGGGCGCCGCAAGTCGGGTGAGGCGTTCGGCCAGCCAGGCCACGTTCCACGCGTCCAGCCCCGCGCCCGGCCCGATGGCGGCGCGTGTGGCGGCGTTGTCCGGCCGGGGGAGGTCCAGCCCCTGCACGAGCGCATCGAGACTGAAGTGCTGCTGCTCGGGCATCAGCAACCGCGCACAGGCGAGGGTGCAGATCATGCGATCCTTGCTGACGGGCAGATGCATCAGCGCGAAGTCGGCATTGTACGCCGCGATCCACGGCGCAGGCCGCCCCAGCCGGGACCAGACCGTTGTGAAGGAGGGCTGGCCGTGCACCATCTTGTCGGTCACGCCATGGACTTCAGTGGCCGCCGGAGCGATGGCCATGCCGGGATCAACCAGGGCGCTCTGCACATCGGTGACGCGGGGCGCGGAACCTTCGCGCGCCTTCAGTGCGAGCTCAAGCGTGGCCACGCCGAGTTCACACACCCGGTCAGACGGCGCCAGCCCGGTGGTGTGAACCGCATAGGCGGCAATCTGCACGCCGCGCTCGACAGACGGCAGGGGGCGGCGATGGCGGCGGGTGCGCTTGTCCAGCACCCGGCGCTTGAGGCGGGCGTCATCGCTCATGGCTTGATCCCGGTGAAATGGAGCACCACGCCCGCCGCCGCGCAGATGAGCGCGAAGGCGATGTATTCCCACGCGGTGTAGGTGAGCCAGCGCGGGCGGCGATGGAACAGGGGGCGGGTCATGCGGCTTGCTCCGAAGAGGCCGCCTTGTCGGTGTGAAAGATCGCCATCGCCTCATCTTCAGAGATGACCCGCAAGCCTTCCATCGGCTTCCAGTCGATGGCGCCGGGCGTGGTGATGATGTCGTCCGGGTTTTCCTTGAGGTGGTCCGCCGCAGCAGATGCCGCATCAACCATCTTCATCAGGATGCGGCCCTCTGCAGCGCCCCAGAAGGGAGTGACGCCGCCATTGAAGGCCATGGACAGCGGCCCGATCGCGCCGCCGCCTTTTATGCTCCCGCCTCTCTCGTATTGCATGGTGTCGATCACGCCCAGGCGCCGGGCCAGCACTTCACCACCGGGCAATGCCGGGATGGCGGCCATCTCCTTCATGAGCGCCTTGGCCGAAGCCCGCGGGAACTGACAGCCCTTCTTGTCGGGATTGGTCCAGAGCTTCCGGTCCAGATCGGCGTGAAAGATGCCGATGCGGGATGAGTGACCTTGCTTCAGGGCAGCAGAGTCCGCATGGGGCGCCTGTCGCTTAACCCATTCAAACTGCGCCTTGCGTGCGGCGTTGAACTCGGCGCGGAAGGTTTCGCAAATCGAGCGGGCCGGATCGGCATCAGCGACGGCGAAGAGGCAGTGCTTGTCAGTCATATCCAGTCTCCGAGAGAAAGGCGCCGGGCGAGCGGCAAAAGAGGACTCGCCCGGCCAGTGTTCCGGCGCTCACACAGGGGAGGAGACGACGCCGGCGAAAGGGCTATTCAGTAGGGGCTTGCGGCAGCCTGGGCGGCTTCCAGCGTATCGAACCATTCAAGCTCGCTGTCGGTCACATCACCGCATTCATCGACGCCGGTGGGCACGCGCGCGGCGAAGATATCCGGGCCCTTGATGAGCGTGGAGAAGCGCTTGACCTCGCAGTTTGAGAGGTCGTCCGCCATGTTCGCCTTGTCCTCAAACGGGACCGTGTATTCCCACTCTTCAGGGTCGTAGATGAAATCAGGCTTCGACATATCGGGCCTCATGAAAGGGCTAGCGACCGGGGCAGCTTTCAGGCTGGGGGGAGCGTTGAGCGAAACCCCGGTCGCGGTGGTGCTGGCGGTTGAGGACGCCAGCGGAAAGGGTCAGGCGATGGCGCAGGCTGCGCACACGATCACCACGCCGAAGAAGGCGAAGACGGCGCAGGCGCTGAGTGCGTCACTGGCAAGGTCAAGAAGAAAGCGGCGCATCACGCGGCCCCCTGCTGATCAAGGGACAGGGCGGCGCGAGCTTCGTTGCGCATGGCCTCGGCCTCGGTGAAGCGGCGGCGCGCTTCCGCGAATGCGGCCTCGATCGCGGAGAGGGGGCACGCGCCCCAGACCTGCAGGCGTTTCGGCGTGAGATCGATCTGGCCGCCCGGCGCGCGGAAATTGATCAGCACCTGCCAGGGCGCACCCAGATCCTCATTGCAGACCATCTTCAGTTCGGGCTCGAAGCAGGGGCCAATCGCGTTCTGCACCGCGTGCTTGAGCGCCCGCTGGCGCTCCATGATTTCGGCGTTCTCGCCAATGTTCAGCATGTCGCTTCCCCATCAGAGCCGGTGTGCGCTGGGCGTCCGGCGTGGTGTTTGATGGCGTGACTATGCAGCGGTAAAATTACCGCGTCAACAAAAAGCGGTAAAAGTACCGCTCTCAGGTTCTCTCTAAATGAATTTCATGCCTCCGGTGAGTGCGTTTTTAGATATTCTCTTGGCGCGCGAGGTGTCGGGCCTAAAATGGTTGCGCCACACATAGGGAGGGGCGAATGAGCACCATCAAACATGCCGCATTGGTTGCGGTCTCGGCGCTGGGTCTGACGGGCTGTGCGCAAAACCTGGGCACGCAAGCCGTGAACGATTTCGGTCGGTTTACCGCCCTCGAGGCTGGGGAAACGACCGTTATGGATGTTCACCGCAGCTTCGGGCAGCCGCACGCAGTGGCCGTAATCGATGAGACTGGCGAGCGTATGTGGAGCTATGCCAGTCTTCGCGCGCGAACGAACGCCAGCACATACATCCCGTTCGTCGGCATGGTCACCGGCGGGTCTGACGTGGATGCGACAGTGGCGACCTTTTATTTTGACGCCAGCGATCGTTATCTCCGCGCAGAGCGCAATGAACAGAGCCGCTACAAGAACATGTGGCTGATGATGGGGGACAGCATGACCCGCTCGGGTGAGGCTGATCGAGTTTGCGCAGAGATGGCCCGGCTTGACCTGGAATGCGACGAGCAGGCCGCTATGCAGAACGCGGCCAATATCGACAACTTCCTCGAATGATCCGCGCTAGTATGATTGCAGCCACCCTCGCGCTGGGTGGCTGCGCATCTCTGTCTGAAGGCACGATGGAGCCTTCGCAGGCTGTGCTGTTTACGTCAGCTCCCTCTGGCGCGTATGTCAGCCAAGGGCCGCGCACGCTCTGTCAGACGCCTTGTCAGGTGAGGCGCAGCGAGATGCGGGTCATGGAAGGATACACCTTCACGTTCGCTGACGGTGAAGCTGTTGAAGTGGACCTCCGAACCGAGGCCAATGGAGCGCTGCTCGGAAACATCCTCTTTGGCGGCGTCCTAGGGGGCGCGGTCGATCTCGCCACCGGCCGAGGATTTGTCCGTGAAGGCCATGTGCATGTGGAGCAGGGGGCGGAGTAGGGGCAAAAGAAAACCCCGCCGAGGCGGGGTTTTTGTCAGTCGTGCTGGTCGGTCACCGGCTCATCCTTGAGCACAATCCTGGTTCGCCCGATCTCCGTTTCCTCGGCATCGCCCACCTTCATCGTGAAGTAGATTTCATCGGGGCCCTCGGCCCGAACGCCAAAGGCCGGCAGCAACAGGTCACCGGAAACAGGGCCTTCGCCCGGAGTTTCGAACGCATCAGCCCTCAGGCGCGCAATCGGTTGTTCCCGTGAGGCCTGATGGACGGTGATCGTGAACTCCATCGGCTGCCGAACTTCAGCCCGCAGCTTGATGTAGGCCTCGATGTTGAACGGGGCAGGCGGATGATCCAGAACGATATCGCCTGTGTAAACGCCAACGAAGATGAACTTCCCATTATCCTCGCGACGTATGGAATCGGCCAAGATCACGTATTCAGCGGATATGGTCATGCCTGAACCAGTTGAGACGGTTTGAACTCAATTTGGGTCTTGTTGCGCGTTGGGGCAGGCGCATTTTGCCGACTATTGAATTGAACCCGGGCCTCAGACACTCCTTCGGAAGGGAGCGGCACTGTTGCGCGCTCGGAGAAGTAAAGTCTTTCGTTGCAGCCGATTCTTTCTGCCGGATCATAGATGTCGATCTTCACGCCGCGGCCAAGCGCCCACGCCATATCGGCAATGGTTTCGAGTGTCAGGTTTGAACCTGAGCGCAGACGCCGGTTGACGACTGATCTGTTCACGCCCAGCAGCGCGGCGATGTCTTCCTGGGTTTCCCCGTGGTTCTGCCTGCGCTCGGCAAAGGCCTCCCGAAGCTGGCTCGCGACCGAGCTTGTCAGGCCAAGAAACATTCCGCGTCTATTCGACCGGTTTTTGCGTAAGGACTTCACGGACATCCCCCTTTATCACGGCATCATCCAAGCCATGACGCTTTCTAAAATTTGCGACCCTAGTTACGTGGTCCTGATGCAAGTCAGCATTCTGTTTGAGGTCTGTTTTCAAGGCGCCCGTTACGAGCACGAAGATGTCAGGCTTACAGAACCAGCCGAACAGGCGAACACCTTCCGCCGACACCTTCCAGACACTCTGATACGTGGGATCCACAGAAAAAATCCCATGGCGGTGGAGCGGGTTTTCGCACACCAAGTCAGCAAGCCGGATCTCGATGTGTTCTGCTAAAGACAACCCATGCTGATAGTGTGTTCTTGCTTCAAGGCGTTCCTCATCCTCAACCCATTCCTCGAACTCAGGCGCATAGTAAAGCGGCCTCACCTGCTCGCGGGTTTCATCGCCCGCAACCCGATATTCCAGCAGAGCGCCGCTAAGAATGGCTCTGTCTATTGTTGACATATAAGGTAACAACCGTGTCGTAAATAGGGCGTGGATGAAATGCGCGTGATGTTGTCGATGTGTCGCATTATCTAGCTTTTCCCCAAATGGGTGAGAAAAGCTTACATATTCCCGCGTTGGCGCCTAGAGCATCACCTCGTACTTGCCGATCATGACCCGGGCGATGCGGGTTTCATCGCCGTCGCGGAGCATGTCATCGGTCAGCGGGATCTTGCCGGCCCATTTGGGGTTGGATGAGCGCGCCTCGAGCGCATAGCCGGCGCGATCGCGCACCAGGGCCTTCAGCGTGGCTTCAACAAGGCCGCCCCGCAGGCGTTCGGCCACAACAATCAGGTCGCGTCCCTTGGCCTCGAACTCCCTGAGCAGGCCTTCCAGGCCGTCAACGGGCAGGGCCATTTCGAGCGGCACGGTGTTCACATAGGCGCCCGGCTGAGCGATGAGGTCGCAGCTGTCGCCGCGCACGCGCAGAGCGAGCTGGGCATCCTTGGGGAAGCGGGGGTGCGGGATGAAGGGAATGGATTCCCCGGTATCAAGCATCTCGATTGCCTCTTGCCAAACTCCGGCGGCGATTTCGCCAATGACGGGTATCTCGCCGGAAGAATGCACCTCAATCAATGCTTTACCGTGATCGCGATTATGTTTGACAGGTTCATCACCCGGACCAGGGCCGTCACCAGTGAGCAGCCATCCGACCGGTGCATCGAGCACGTCAGCCAACTGTTCTATTGTCCGCGTGGACACGCCAGCCCTTGTAGGTTCTTTGGCGGCGCGGCGCATATTGCGGATCGCATCCTTGCTCAAGCCAGCCTCAAGAGAAGCTGCCTGCGCGCTTTTGCCGACCGCCTTCAGGCGTTGTTCTATGCGTTCAAGGACGTCTTTCATCATGCGCGGAATATCTAACTGGCAAAGATGATGCGCCACCGGTAATAAAACCGTTGACGAAGGCGGTAAAAATACCGCTTTATGTTCGTCATGAGCATCATCGAGAACCTCCTGTCGTTATCGCGCGTCTATGCGAAGGCCGAAAAGGTCGGATTGACTACGGTCAGCTGGCGAGTGTTTGGCGACACGAAGAAGCTTCGCGCGCTTGAGAATGGCGGCGATCTTCAAACCAAGCGCGCCGCCTGCGCACTTCAGTGGTTCAGTGACAACTGGCCTGCCAACGCGTGCTGGCCCGAGAAAATCGACAGACCCTCTTCGTCTGAGAGTGAAGTCGCATGACCCGCTCATCCTCACTTCCCCTTAATGCGGAGTCCTTCCATCATGACGGACATGACGGATGCCGAGTTCAAGCAGGCCGAGGGCCAGCGCATTCTGGCCGGTCTGGGCGCGATTGCGGCCCTGCCGGGCGCAGGACTTGTGACCGGGACGGGGGCGGGCGCGCCGCTGTTCGCGGCGGCGCTGTGCTGTGTGGCGCTGGCGTATCTGTTCTGGCTGTACACGGACGGGGTTTACGCCCTGTCGGTGCATCTGAAGCGCCGGGCCGCGCTGGGCGCCTGGCGTTCGCGCCTGCTGGCCGTGGGTATCCCGTTTCAGGTGACCACGCTGATCATGGCCATTCTGACTGTGCTGTTGACCCTGTGCGGATTCGCCGGGGAGCGGGCGGGCATCGCCCTGCCGATCGACGTCAAGACCGGCTTCGCACTGGCGCTGGGCTGGGGCCTCGTATGCGCGGCGCTCGCCCTCTGCGGGCAGGTCGCGCTGGGTCGCCTTCGCCGGGCAGCGCGGATGGCTATCGCCCCTCAAGACTGAGCCTCACTGACAAGCTTGAGGTGCGGGCGGACTGGCGCCGCCCCGCGGCGCGCGCACTGTGCCGCGTCCATCTCTCGCGCCCGGATCTCGAGCTCTACGGCCTGACGCATCAGGCGGACGCTTTCGGCGCGCAGTTCGCGGGCGCTGGGCTGTGTGTTCATCGCGGCCTCCTTTCTGGCGGGGCGATTCTCGCCGCCGCGCGCTCTGTCCGCCACGCAAAAATCACGGGAGCGTTTGCATGACCCCGACCTTTCACCGGGCGCAGACGCGCCAGATCGTCAACGCCGCTGGCGGCGCCCAGCCGACCGCTGAAATCCTTGGCCTGGCGGACACGTCCGCCGTGTCGCGCTGGCTCAATGGCAACGGCACGATGAGCGCCTGGCATCTGACCAGCCTGCAATGCGCGCTGGGGGTGTCGAGCTATTCGGATGCGATCAGCAATCTGGTGACGCCGCCGAACGGGCCGGTGCAGGGGCTGTTGTGTAGCGCCGCCGAGGCGTGCCGCAGCGCTGGCTCACTGCCCGCGCAGGTGATGGACGCGATGGCGGACGGACGGATCGATGAAACCGAGCGCCGCGCCCTGATGCAATCGATCGCAGAGCTTCGCGCCGCCGCCGACGCCGCGGAACGCGCCCTGCTGGGGGTGGATACTGCCCCCTCACTCGCTGCGGAATAGGGGGCGGAGATGACTAACCGAGCGCAGATGCGCCGCGCCAAGCATCTTGAGCGCAGCGCCCGCAAAACGGGCAAGTGGGGCAAGTGGGAATACACGCATTTCTCCACGGGAACAGCAGGCAAAGCAGGCTGGGTCCGTGAGATTGTGTCCGCCGCCCGCAATGATGCCTATGTGGTTCTCCTGCGCCCTCTGAAAAGCGGGGTTCACCACCTAGCAATCCGTACCGCGTCTAACGCCGAGCCGCCTTGGCGCGACCTGCAGCGGATTAAAGATGAGCTTGGCTATAAAGGCCGCTTTGCCTTTCAGGTTTGCCCACCCCATGAGCGCATCATCGATCAGGCCGACATGTACCATTTGTGGGTTATGCCGGAGGGGTATGAACCCGGCTTCGGCCTTCACCCGCTAGATGAGGCCACCGCACCCCGCGAAAGCGAGGCCGCGTCATGACGGCCCTAACGCTTGACCTCTCCCCCGCCGCCATCAAGCGCCTGAAGCGCCTTGAGAAGTCCAACCGCGCCCGCGCCCGCAAGGCTGGTGTGCCGGTGGCCCCGGTGGACTTCATCGCCGTTCTGCAAGCGCAGAACTGGGCGTGCTGCATCTGTGGCGAGGTGATGGACCCTGAGCTGATCGTCGAGAATGGCAAGACCCATGAAAGCCTCGCCATCAGCCTTGAACATGAAATCCCGATCGGCGTGGGCGGCGGCCATGTGCCGGGCAATGTCTACGGCGCGCACTGCCGCTGCAATCTGAAAAAGGGCAATGAGCGCGATACGGGCGATGCGGCCTGGTGCGTGCGGATGCAGAAGAAGCACGGCCCGGTCGAGAAGATCCTTGTCGCGGCTGGCGAGACGCCCGCCAAGGCGAAGCACCGGATCGAAAGCCGAGGCTTTCAGAATGGCCGCAACGGCCCCTTCAAGACACCGCTGGGCGGCAAGACCGTGCGGCGGGAGGGGGTGTGATGGCTGTTCGCATTCTCCTGAAGTACGACGAAGACGGCAGCTACTCCCTGATCGCGGATAGCCTGGACGTCGAGGTCATGACTTGGTGTCCGCACATCCCGCGCGATGAGTTCTACGCGCCCCGGATCAAGACCATCACCCCCGAGGAACTGAGCGCCATCCTTGGAGATAAGCGCATAGGGCGGCTGGGCGACATGCCCGCCGCCGAGAATGCCGTGGCGGACGCCCTCGGCATCAAGCGCCCCCACGACCTTCCAACCGGCCCGACCCTCGCCGTTGATAATGACGGAGATCCCGCATGACCGATCATTTCGACCCCATCGAAGCCAAGCGCCGTGTCGACAACGCCAGCCGAGGCCACAAGCAGATCATGTTGGGCCGCAATTACGAGCGCTGCCATGACGCCCTGCGCCGCTGCACGAAGCTGAGCCGGTCCCTCGCTGAGCTTCCCGCTCTGGATCGTGCCGCCATGCGGGAGATCGAGAGGGGCGCGCATGGCTAAGCACTCCCTGACCACCGCCCAATGGGAGCGGGTTCTTGAGGTCTATCAGGCCTGCCGCGCCCATGGCCATGAGTATGCCCAGGCCGTGATCGAGACCCACAAGGCGCTGGGTTACGCCGAGGCCGATGTGCGCGCCGTCATCGAGGATTTTGAATACATCAACGAAGGGAGCGCGGCATGATTGCGAGCTCCACCCGCAAGATCGACTTCGTGACGCGGCATCTGCGCTTCTCTCCGTCCAAGTCCATGGAAGAAATCGGCAGGATTGCGGGCGTGTCTCCATCTTATGTCTCGCAAATCAATCGAGACCTGAAGATTCGCACCCAGACCAAGGCAGGACCGCGCGCGAACATCAGTGAGATGGAAGCGTTGGCGCTGGCCGATCTTCAGGCCGCCCTTGCGGATTATGAGACACCGAAAGATCGTCAGCTCATGCTGGAAGGATATCGCCGCGCCGCCGTTTCACTTCTGTCAGAGGTGGGCGGCTGATGCTGGATCATGATGATTACAACCCGGCCCATCCCCTGGATGACGACGCCTACGCGCCGCCCAGCAATATTGAAGCGGAGCAGGCCTTTCTGGGCGCGTTGCTGTTTGAGAACGAGGTTTATTGGTCCGTCTCGGCGTTCCTGACCGCTGAGGACTTTTACGATCCGCTTCACGGCCGCATCTATGCCGAATGCGCGCGGTTGATCGGCGCGGGGAGTCTGGCGGACGCAGTGACGCTGAAAGACCGGTTCGCCAGTGATGAAGGCATCGCTCAGGTGGGCGGCGTCCGGTATCTGGCCGATCTGATGTATGAGCGCGCCGAGGCGCGTTCAGCGCCCGAGTACGCCCGGCAGGTTCATGATCTGGCCAAGCGCCGAGCGCTGATTGCAGCCGGTGAGGGGCTGATCGTATCGGCCCGCCGCCCTGAAGACGATCAGAGCGCCGATGACGTGCTCGAAGCGCATGAGGGCGCCATCTTCGCGCTGGCTGAGAAGACGCCCGCCGCCCGCAAGGGTCCGGTGAGCTTTCTGGATTCGGTGCGCGCCCAGCTGGACCGTGTGGACGCGTCGGTGAAGTCGGGCCGGGGTCTGGCGGGCCTGTCCACGGGTCTGATGGACCTTGATAACCGTCTTGGCGGTTTGTGCCCGTCTGATCTGATCATCCTGGCCGGTCGGCCCAGCATGGGCAAAACCGCGCTGGCCACGAACATTGCGGCCAGTCTGGCCCTGAAATTCTACGCCGAGATGGACGGCGAGGGTCAAGAGGTGGTGAAGGCCGGCGGCCGCGCTCTGTTCTTCAGCCTTGAGATGAGCCATGAGCAGCTGACGGGCCGCATTCTAGCCGACCGATCGGGCATCAGCACGCATGACCAGCGCCGGGGCCGACTGGACCGGGATCAGCTGCAAGCCCTGCACGAAGCGGGGCGCGAGATCGAGCACGCCCCGCTGTGGATCGATGATCAGGGCGGCCTGCCCATCGGCCAGCTGTGCGCCCGTGCGCGGCGCACCAAGCGCATGCACGGCCTTGACCTGATCGTGGTGGATTACATCCAGCTGGTGACCTGTGCGGGCTATGCCGGGCAACGGGTGCAGGAAGTCTCCGCCATCACCCAGGCGTTGAAGGCGTTGGCCAAGGAGCTGGACGTTCCGGTGCTGGCGCTGTCCCAGCTGTCTCGTCAGGTGGAGAACCGGGACGACAAGCGCCCGCAACTGTCGGACCTGCGGGAGTCCGGATCCATCGAGCAGGACGCCGATGTGGTGCTGTTCTGCTATCGCGAGGCCTATTACCTCGAACGACTGGAGCCGAAGAGCGTCGGATCGCCTGAACATATCGCCTGGGAAGACGATATGCGCCGGGTGGCCAATGAGGCCGAGGTGATCATCGGCAAGCAGCGCCATGGCCCTATTGGGGCGGTCAAGCTGCACTTTGACGCCAACACCACGAAATTCTCAGATCAAGACCGGAGGGACGGGCAATGAGCCATCAGGCCTTCTTCGCTGCGTGGCAGATGAACCTGCCGCCCATAGAGAAGCTCATCATGATGAAGCTGTCTGACTCTTGGGTCGGGTATCCGGACGATGAGGGTGAGACGCTTTTCACCAAATATCACGACCTAGCAGCGTTCTGCGGCTGCACCATTGATGAGGTGCGACACGCCATCACGGCGTTGGTCCGGAGGGGCCGTATCAGGGACTTCGCATGGGGCTATGAGGGTTTCGTCTGCACCCTGGAATACAGGGACGAGCAGTTAGCCCAGCCTCCCGCAATTTTACGGCCAAAGCTGCCCGCGGCCGTCCGTCGAGAGGTGATGGACCGCGATGGGCATTGCTGCGTCGTGTGCGGCTCTGAAGGCCCACTGCACATCGATCACGTTCATCCAGTAAGCCGTGGAGGCGGCGACGAGGTGGATAACCTGCAGGTGCTGTGCGCGCGCTGCAACGTCTCCAAGGGCGCGAAGACTATGGCTGAGTGGAGGGGCGAAGATGAGGCATAGCTTCGACCCTGACATTGCCGCCACCGTGGGCGTGAACGCCGCCGTGATCTACCAGAACATCGTGTACTGGACAGAGAAGAACGCGGCCAATGACAAGCACTTCTATGACGGGCGCTATTGGACCTATAACTCCATCGCGGCTTTCAAGCAGCTGTTCCCGTATCTGAGCGAGAGCCAGATCAGGACGGCGCTGGGCAAGCTCGAGGATGTTGGCCTGATCGTGTCCGGCATTTTCAACAAGATGGGGGCCGACCGCACCAAGTGGTATTCCCCGTCCTGCCTCATTTGTGAAAAATCGCAAATGGACTGCGAAAAATCGCAAACCGATTTGTCAGAAATCGCAAATCCATCTGCGAAAAATCGCAAACCAATACCAGATATAAAACCAAATAATAAACCAGATCAGAGCGCGCGTGACGTTCTGGACCAGAGGGCTTGTGACCGTTTCTGGGAGGCGTACCCGGAAGCGGGGAAGGTGAACTTCGCCCGGTCGAGCCTGCCGATCGCGCTGGGTCGCCATGTGGCTCGCCTGAGATCGGTGGAGCGGTTGATCTGCGCGGCCCGGAACTATGCCGCCGCCATACGCAAGCAGGACACCAAGCCCAAGGCGCTGGGGAACTGGTTGGCCGATCCGGCCCTGGTGGACCAATACGCCCCACCAGAAGCCCCGTATGTGGACAGCCCCGCCGATCCGGCGGCCCTTAGTCACGCCCAGTGGCGCAGCTATGTCGGGTATTTCCACCGCAAGGGCGACTGGGCCGGGCCTGGACCGCGCCCGGATCGAGACGGCTGCCTCGCGCCGCAGAGCGTGCTGGATGAGTTCGGCTTCGCCAAGCGTGAGGGGGGTGCGGCATGACCTTCGAGCAATTCGCCTTGGCCCATGCTGGCCGGGATTTTCCAACACATGACGCGTTCACCGCTGAAGTGGCCCGCGCTGGGCTTTCAGATGCCGACAGGCAGCGCGCTTACGAGGCGTGGCGTCTCGGGTGGGGCAGGGCCGTTTCGGGCGGTGGCGAGCTGATTTCAGGACCGCGCGGACGCGTGAAGACATGGAGCTAGGGATGAGCATTGGAGATGTGAGCAGCGCGGCGCGCGGATCGGGCGCCAGGTTCAACGAAGGCAAGCTGGCGATGGAGTATGTGCCGGCCCGTGTTCTGGCGATCCTGACGGCGCGTGAGGATTTGCCCGAGAGCGCCCGTCTTGCACGCCGTGTTCTTGATGCGCTGGGTGCGTTTGAAGAGGGCGGCGCGGAGGACGATATTGCCCGCATCTGGGCGTTGCTTGAGGGTGAGGACTGGCAGACCGCATGGGGCCATGCCATCGCTCAGTTCAAGTTCGGCGCTGGGAAGTATGCCCCGTTCAACTGGGCGAAGGGCATGGCGTGGTCTGTGCCCATCGCCTGCATCAAGCGCCATGCGCTGGCGATCATCGACGGTGAGCACAATGACCCTGAGAGCGGGGTTCCGCATCTGGGCGCGATCGGCTGCAACCTCGTCATGCTGGCGCATTACTGGCGGCACTATCCCGAGATGGATGACCGGCCCGCGCTGGTGGTGCGTGAGAGTGAGTCACAGGAGATCAACGCGCGTGCCGTGCCGCACTTTGCGACCTGGCCGTCAGACAACTTTCTCACCGATCCTGAAAACTTCACCACCACGGAGGCCGCCCAGAATGGCTAAGACCCGTGGAGAGCAGCGCGCCGCCGCCCGCCTGCGCCAGCCCAAGCGCCGGTTGAAGATCACTGAGCGCGAAATCGAGCTGTGCGAGTCCCTGATCTGGTTTGTGCTGGCCACGAAGCCGCAATGTGAAATCCGCGCCGAGAAGGTGATTGCGGAGATGATTCCGGGCGTGTTCGTGTTCACCCCTCGCAGCACGCGCACCATCAAGAAGCCCCGCCATCGCAAGGGTGAGCGGCCCTATCGTGAAATCGAGGTCAGCGCTTATCCGCGGTATCTGTTCATCGGTGTTCCCGAAGTGTGGGGAGGGCTGCCCTGGCACGCCTTGGCACCTGTGAGCTTTCTGACGGGCTATATCGCTGATCCGTTCGGCAATCCCTATCGCTTGCAGTCCAAGGCGGTGGAGACGGTCATGCGTGCCAGCACGACGCCGCTGTTCAAGGGGCGTGACCGCGAAGAAGAAGAGGCTGCCTTCTGCGAGGTGTTCTACCCCTCTGAAATGACGATGGGCGTGGGAGCGCTGTCCAGCTTCTCGGGCCAGATCATCGCCACCCGCGGCGGGTATGCCGAGTTCGACACGCAGAGCGGCCCGCTGAAGATCCCGTTTGAGATGTTGGAGCGGTGTGCGTGACCGTATCAGTCTTGACACATGCCATGGGCTTCGCCCATGATCCGCGATGTAAGGGGCAGCGGCCGCCGCATGACGGAGGGGCCGGGCCTACGGGCAGAGACGCCTGATAGGGTCAATGTGTCCTGAGTTTCCCAAGATGCGCTGCGTTCACTTTGTCGGCTTCCGGGGTGAAGAATACTGGTCTGCGGTCAAGGCATTCGGCCCACCAGATTACGTTCACCGGGGCTGGGACAAGCGGGCGCGCCGAGAGATCGATTTTGAGGTGGATCTGATCGTCTTCGCAACCGGTCCACACGATCAGGCCCCAAGGGTCTATAGCTATGACGACATAGACCGCGCCCTGACCACCTGACTGGCGCGCGGGAACGAGGCAAAGTCGGCTGGTTGCGGTTCCCATGCCGTCTCACGCACTAAACCGCACAGCCCCGCTCGCTTCGGCAGGCGGGGCTTTCTCTTATCGGTCAGGTGGTCTCTGGCGCTTTCCACGGTGGAAGGCCATAGGCCAGCGCCGCACAGGCCAGCCCGATGTGATAGGGTGCGCCTTCGTCCTTGTACTTCTTGATGCTGTTGCGAGACATGCCGCCCAGGGCGCGCGCCGCCTGAGCATCCTTGAAGCCCATATGATCTAGCCAGGCTGTGAAGTCTTTGCCGGTCATGCTGATCTCCGCTATAAGGAGGGAAGGCAGCCCCGGTTTGGACCCGGAGCCGCCCTCCTTCTTACCTGCGGCTGGTGACGTACAGGGCGGCCAACCCGATCACCAGTTCGCAGGCTTGAAGGATGAGAAGCGAGACTTCAAAGATCGTCATCGTTCTCTCCTTCTGCGCTTCCGGGGTGCACGATTGCCTCCCGCTCTGCGCATGATCAATATGCTCAAAAATGAGCAGATAAGCAAGCATAAATGCGCATAAATGAGCACTTTTCTGCGTCAAGTGGGAAGGGTGTTTGATGCGCTTTGCCAATCTCAATCACGGAGGCGAACATGACCACTTGCTCTGCATGCAGGCATTGGAGCCAGACCGGGGCCGGGAATGCCCAAAAGGTCGGTGAGTGCCGCCGCTCGGCTCCGTCGCCGTCCACAACGGGCGGCCCGGATCACCAAGCCGCATGGCCGAAAACCCTTGAGCTTGATAGTTGCGGGGAGTTTACGGCGCGTAAGGTTGAGGCCATTGAAAAGCGCGCCGAAGAGCTCCGCACGCCTCGGCAGGTCACCAAAGGCGGGACTGGCCGTCGCAAGCGTTAGACCATGGCCCGCGCAGGGTTTGACATCAGGACCAATGTCAGGGAGTTCAAACGGGGTCTGAACCGGGTAGAGCGGCAACAGCTGCCCTTCGCCACCTTCCTGGCTGTGAACAAGACGGCGACTGACGCTGTAGTTCATAATCAGCGTCAGATGCAGCGCTATATCGACCGGCCCAAGCCGTTCACCATCCGAGGCGTCTATGCCCGGAAGGGGCGATACATGCGCGGTCGGCGTCGGCGCGGTATGGGTGAGGCCATCGCTGAGGCCTCGCTGATGTGGCGTGAGTTTGCTGGCAAAGGCGTTGCAGCAAAGAAGTACCTTCGGCCTATCGTCTATGGCCAGCCGCGCCGGGCCAAGCGTCACGAGATCGCCTTGCGACGGCGTGGCTTCCTCGGACCGAACAGCTTTCTAGCTCCTGCGCCCGGGCAGAGGTTGAACCAGTATGGCAACCTAACCGGCTCACGGTATGTCCAGATATTGAGCGCGCTCGGATCATTTCAGGAGAACGGGTACGTCGCCAATCGCACGGCTCGTTCTGCCGCCCGCAATCAACGCCGCAAGAACTACTTCTACGCCAAGCAGGGCGGGGCTCTTCACCCTGGAGTGTACGAGCGCGCACGCTCGGGCAAGATCAAACCTGTCCTGATCGAGATCAACCAGCCCCGCTATGAGCGGCGCTACGACTTCTTCGGGATATCTGATCAGTTCGTTGCCCGGATGCTGCCCATCAACCTGCGCCTGTCCATGCGCCGGGCGATCCAGACCGCAAGGTAGAGTGTGGCCTGAGCGCCACAGCCGCAGCTACCCCACCCCCACCCGGCTAGGTTCTTCCAAGGGGTAGGGGGATCGTGGGTAAGTTCGATCCCCGTTTTGTCTCTAGCCATAAGGTTTTCAGGCCGGGCTTTCTTCTTTTTCGAGTGAGGATGCGGCGGTGGCGAGAACCTATTCAGGGCTAGAGGTCAATCGCTCAAAGCTCGCTGAAATCTTTGGTGTTTCCGTTGACACGGTTTCCGCGTGGGTAAAGCGCGGCTGTCCGGCTTTGGAGCGTGGCCGGAAAGGAGTTGAGTGGAAGTTCAACACCGCTTCGGTCTCGGGTTGGCTGGTGGAGCAAGCTCAGGAGCCTTCACCGCCTGAAGGTGACGCGCGTCCCGCGCCGAAATTCGACAAAGAGCGCGCCCGTCGAGAGCAAATTGACGCTGACCTTGCGGAGCTCAAGCTGCGCCGGGAGCGCGGCGAGCTCATCGAGCTTGAGACGATCCTGTCTGCGGTGCGGTCCGAGTATGCGGTTGTGCGGACCCGGTTCGGTTCCCTGCCGGGCCGCCTCGCCGCCCAGATCGACCCGACCCGCGCCATCGAGCTTCAGCCGATCATAGCCGACCAGGTGGATGACATTCTCCGGGAGTTAAGCGTGGATGACGATCTCGCCGCCCAACTTGACGGCGATGGCGAGGGCTGTGACGGCGCTGCGGTCGATACGCCGCTCGACGCTGAAGCCGACGCCTCGCCGGAATCTGATCGAGTGGGCTGACGAGTTCCGCCGCTTGAGTGCGCGCGCCGCCGCCCAGCCGGGACGCTGGCGCACGGCCACAGTTCCCATGGCGCTCGGGCCAACCGCCGCCGTAACAGATCCGCGCGTGCGCTTTGTGTCGGTCATGGCCCCGACGCAGGAATTCAAGACGGAGCTGATCAATAACGCCGCCGGGTATTACGCGCATCAGGACGCCTCACCGATCCTGCTGGTTCTGCCCACGGTGAACCTTGCCGAGTCCTACACCAAGGATCGTCTGGACCCGCTTGTTGACGAGACGCCAGCCCTCGCCGCGATCGCGCCCCCGAAAAAGTCGCGTTCCCCTGATCGCACGCTTGACCGTCTGGCTTTCGAGACGGGCGCGGTGATCGACATTGTGGGGGCGAACAGCCCGACTGATCTGGCCTCGCGTCCCAAGCGCATCGTCCTGGCTGACGAGATCGACAAATACCCGCCGAGCGCAGGCAAGGAGGGTGACCCGCTCGCCTTGGCTGAAGAACGCCAGTCCACCTTCTGGAACGCCAAATCCATCCGGGCCTGCTCTCCGACGCAGAAGGGGTTTTCGCGGATCGGGCGGGAGTACGAGATGAGCGATCAGCGCCGACTATTCGTGAAGTGTCCGCACTGTGACGAGGCGCAACCGCTGACCTTTGATCGCGTCCGGTGGGACAAGGATGAAAACGGCCAGCACTTGCCTGAGACTGCGGGTGTGGTTTGCCGGGGGTGCGGCACGATCTGGACGGAGACCGAACGCCGGAAGGCGATTCAGGCGGTCGCGCTTGAGCCTGATTTCGGCTGGCGTCAGACCAAGCCCTTTCGCTGCTGCGGTGAAGACCACAAGCCGCTGAACTGGACCGACGGCGGGCACTGGAATGAACACGGTGAGGCCTGCTGTCCGAAGTGCTCAAAACCCGGCGTGCCGGTGCGGCATGCAGGTTTCAACGCCTCAAAGCTCTATTCGCTGACGCAAAGCCTTGAGCAGACGGTGCGCAAGTTCCTGTCGTCCAAAGATGACCTGTCGCTTTTGCAGGTGTTTACGAACACCCAGCTTGCAGAGCTCTGGGAGGAAAGTGGTACGGCGGTTGATCCTGAAAGCCTGTTGGCGCGCCGCGAAGCCTACGGCCCAGACAATATCCCGTCTGGCGCTCTGGTGCTGACGGCGGGCGTGGACGTACAGGACAACCGGCTTGAATGCGAGATTGTGGGCTGGGGCGCGGGCCGTGAGAATTGGGGCGTAGAGTATCACGTCATCCATGGCGATCCGTCTCAAGATCAGGTCTGGCATGAGCTCGATCAGATCCTGTTGCGCAGCTATCGCCGCGATGACGGCGCCCTGATGCGTATTCAGGCCGCCTGCATCGACTCCGGCGGTCATCATACCGAGCGCGTCTATGCGTTCACCAAGCCGCGCTTCGGGCGCAGGGTTTATGCGATCAAGGGCGATGGTGGTCCGGCAAAGCCGATATGGCCCAAGCGGGCGTCCAAGTCCAAGACCCGGCAAGTTCTCTTCATGGTCGGCACGAATGCCGCCTCTGACCAGATTTACGGCGATCTAAGGGTCAAGCGTCCTGGCGCAGGGTATTGCCACTTCGCCGCGGATTACGATCAGGCGTGGTTCACTCAGCTGCTCGCCGAGCGTCTGGTTCGCAAGCGCGTCAACGGGCAGGACGTGCGTGTTTATGAGTGCCCGAAGGGGACGCGTAACGAAGCCCATGACTGCCGCCGTTATGCGCTCGCCGCGCTTCACGCCTTGCCTCGGCAACTGCCCCCTGGATCGGTCCCTGTTTCAGAGCCCCAGCCGACGCAGGAAGCGCCGGAAGTCGAACAGGCGCCTCAGCCCGCGCCGGCCAAGGCGCCCGTCAAACGCAAGTCCCGCCCCCGGCGCGGGCTCAACACCACCGGCAGGAGCTGGCTATGAGCACTCGCTATTCGCAAGCCGATCTTGACGCTCTCAACGCCGCCATCGCCACCGGCGCCAAAAGCGTCAGCTATAACGGCCAGCGCGTGGACTATCGCGACCTTGCCGAGATGAAGTCGGTCCGGGATGAGATGGAGCGTGAACTTGGCGTGGTCAAAACCAAGCGCCGCTCGCGCGCCGTTTTTGCTCGGGGGCTGTAGTCATGGGCTGGTTCACTAAGGCGCTGGGCGCCGTGGCGCCTGAAGCGGCGCTCAAGCGCGCCATGGCGCGCAAGGCACTCGAAGTTGCCGAGAAGCGTAACTATGACGGCGCATCAAAAGGCCGGCGCATGAAGAACTGGAACCCGCGCGGCACCAGTGCAAATTCAGAGATCGGCCCGGCCATCCAGACTTTGCGCGCTCGCGCCCGTGACTTGGACCGCAATGACGGCTGGGCCAAGCGCGGTGTGGAGATCGTTTCCGAGTGCTCGATTGGTGGCGGCATCATTCCCAAGCCTGAAACGGGCACGGATCGTCTCGACAAGGAGATCGCTCAGGCGTTCGCTGACTGGTCTGAATTCTGTGATGCTGAAGAGCAAGCGGACTTCTACGGCCTGCAAGACCTCGCTGTTCAGACCATCGCTGTGTCAGGTGATGTACTGATCCGCCGCCGTCGTCGCCGCTCTGATGAAGGGCTCTCTGTCCCGCTTCAGCTTCAGCTGATGGAGCCGGACCATCTTGATGTGACGCACATCAAGAACAACACCACCGGCTTTGACATCATCAACGGGATTGAGCTCGACCGCATTAACCGCCGCGTGGCGTACTGGCTGTACCAGACCCATCCCGGCGAGGTGGGGCTTTACCGCCCCATGCGCTTTGACAGCCAGCGAATCCCGGCTGACCAGATCGCGCACGCCTATCGAAAGACACGCCCCGGCCAGCTTTCGGGCGTGCCGTGGCTGACGGCCGCTATGATCGATCTGCGGGATCTTGGCGAATACGAGAACGCCGAACAGGTGCGCAAGAAGGTCGAAGCCTGCTTTGCGGCCTTCGTCACCTCGTCAGACCTTTCCGACCCCGGTCTTCTGGGTGAGGAAGGCGAAGACGATATCGGCCGGCTTGAAACGCTTGAGCCGGGCATGATCGAATATCTTGAGCCTGGCGAAGATGTCTCTTTCGCCCAGCCCTCCCCGTCATCCGGCTATGACAGCTATACCCGCGCCCGGCTTCACAAGATCGCCACGGCCATGGGCATGCCCTATCAGCTGCTGACCGGCGATGTCAGCCGGGTCAACTGGTCGAGCTACAAGGCGGGGATCGTGCCGTTCAAGGCCATGATCCGCCGTTTTCAGAAGCGCACCGTCCTGCCGATGGTTTGCCGCCCCGCATGGCGCTGGTTCATCGAAAGCGCCTTCGCTGCGGGCCGCATCTCTGAGCTGAACTATGGCGTCCAGTGGACCCTACCCGGGTTTGAGCCCATCGACCGGCAGAAAGAGCTGATGGCGGACCAGATGGAAGCGCGCATCGGCAAGGCGTCGATGACCGAGCTTATCCGTGCGTCGGGTCGCGACCCGGAGGCGGTCATCGCTGAAATCAAGGCGTGGACCAAGCTGGTGGATGAGCAGGAGCTCGTCTTCGACAGCGATCCGCGCAAGACCTCGAACGCTGGTCTCACTCAGGCCCGCCCGGACGGCACTGTTCTGCCTCCGACCGACATTTCCGTCGACAACCCCGCAGAGGAGTAAGCCATGCCGAAGGACATGGACGAGACGGTCAAGCTCTCCCGGCTTGGCCGAACGGCAGAGGTGCGCGCGAGCACCGTTGATGAAGATGCTCGCACGGTAGAAGTGACCTGGACTGCCGGCGCCGCCGTGCCGCGCTACATGCCCGGTCTTGGCCGGGTTCTTGAGGAACTTGAAGTCAGCGCCGCCGCCATTCGGCTTGACCGGCTGAACAATGGCGCACCCTTCCTGAACACGCATTCTGACTGGTCCCTTGAACACGTGATCGGCGTTGTCGAGCGTGCATGGATTGAGGACGGCGAGGGTCGAGCGATCATCCGTTTTTCGGCCCGCGAAAGTGTTGAGCCGATCTGGCGCGATGTGGTCAGCGGCATCCTTCGCAATATCAGCGTGGGCTATCGGGTCCATGGCTATGAGGTGATCGACGGTGATGACGAAAGCGTCACCCGTGTGATCGCGCGGGATTGGGAGCCGATGGAGATTTCCGCGGTTCCCATCGGAGCGGACGACATGGCGGGGTTCCGCTCCCAGAACGACGAAAATCCCTGCCACATCAAACGGGCGGAGCCCGCACATTCTGAAATGGAGACTCCCATGACGGAGAAGACCCAGGGCGCCGCTCCCGATGGCGGCACCGTGACTGAGCAGCGCTCGGAAGCGGACATCAACGCGGCGAAGGCCGAGGCTGTGGCGGTGGAGCGCAAGCGCGTTGCCGACATCAATGCGGTTGGCGCCAAGTTCATTGGTCGCGGCCTTGAACAGGGCGACATCACCAACGCCATCAATGACGGCCTGAGCGTCGACGCCGCCCGCGCGACTTTCCTTGACAAGCTGGCGGACGCCGATGACGCGCCGGGTGAAACCCGCGCCCGTCTCAGCGTCAATCAGGACGAACAGGACACCCGCCGCGCGCTGGCGATCAACGCGATCGAGCATCGCCTCAATCCCAAGGTCGAGCTTGAGCAAGGCGCCCGCGAGTTCCGCGGCATGTCTCTGCTGCGTCTGGGTGAAGAACTGCTGCAGGCGCGCGGCGTCAAGGTGCGCGGCATGAGCCGTTCGGAAATCGCCAAGGCCATGCTGTCGCGTGGCGCCCACGGCACCAGCGATTTCCCGTTCATCCTGGCCAATGTGGCGAACAAGAGCCTGCGCGCGGCCTATCAGGCCGCTCCGCAGACCTTCCGCGCAATCGTCAACCAGACCACGCTGCCGGATTTCAAGACCGTCAGCCGTGTTCAGCTGTCTGACGCTCCGTCCTTTGTGCGCAAGCTCGAGGGCGCGGAATACAAGTTCGGAACCATGGCGGAAGGCCGCGAGCAGTACCAGCTGGCGACCTATGGCCGTGGGCTGACCTTCACCCGTGAAATGATCATCAATGATGATCTGGCCGCGTTTGACCGGGTCGTGCGCCAGTTCGGCACCTCTGCGGCCAACCTGGAGTCCGATCTGGTCTGGGGCCTGATCACCGGCAATCCGGATATGTCGGACGGCACCGCGGTGTTCCACGCCGATCACGCCAACCTTGCGAGCGCCGGCGCGATCTCTATCGTCACCCTGGGCGTCGCGCGGACCCTGATGCGCAATCAGCGCTCGCTCGCGCCGGATGCTGATACGGACGGTACGCTGCTGAACCTTGAACCGGCCTTCCTGGCGGTTCCGGCCGAGCTGGAAACGGTGGCCCTTCAGTACACCCGTCAGACCTCTGTGGTCACGGATCCCGAAAAGCAGAACGTCTATGCGGGCAGCATGCAGCCGATCATCGAGCCTCGCCTCGCCTCGCTCAACGGCGGCTCGGCGGATGACTGGTATCTGTTCGCCTCTCCCAATCAGGTGGACATCATCGAGTTCGCCTATCTCGAAGGCGAGCAGGGCCCTCAGATCGACCAGATGGAAGACTTCGACACGGACGGCATCAAGCTCAAGGGCCGTCTCGATGTGGGCGCCGCCTGGATCGATCACCGCGGCGCGGTGAAAAACCCCGGCTCGTAAGGGCTGATCTTCTGAACTGAGACAGGGACGGGCGGCAATGAGCCGCCCGCTCTCGTTTCCGGCCTGAGAAAGGAAACCATCATGGCCAAGAACTTCATTCAGGACGGGCGCCTTCTGACCGTCACCGCCCCCGCCGCCGTGTCGTCTGGCGACATGGTGAAGGTGGGCTCCGTGTTCGGTGTGGCCCAAAACGACGCGGCCAATGGCGCGGATGTCGTTATCGACACCGAAGGCGTTCACACCCTTCCGGTGGCGTCTGCAGTCGTGGTCGCGATCGGTGACGCCCTCTACTGGGACGTTGCTGACGGCGAATTCAACAAGACCGCTGCGTCCAACTGGTATCTGGGCACTGCCGTCACCGCAGCGCCGAACGGCACCGCCGTTGTTCAGGTTCGCCTGAATGGCGCCATGCCTGCGGCTGCTGGCGCGTAAGCCATGGCTGGCCGCGTCTTTTCCGGCGTCGGTCGGGTCTTCACAAGCGCCCTGGGCGAGGGCGTCACCTACACCCCGCAGGGTGGGGCTGGCGTCTCCGTCCGGGGCGTCTTCACGCGCAATTACGTCGCTGTCGGCGCGGATGGTGATCTGTCAGTCGAGAGCGTCAGCCCTGCAGTCTCGGTTCGCGCAGCGGATGCGCCGAACGCCGCCCAGGGTGATGGCGTGACGGTGGGTGCTCAGGATTACACCGTGGTCGAGGTCCAGCCTGACGGGTTCGGCATGATCACGCTCATTCTTCACGAGGCCTGATCATGGCGCATGTCCGCACCCAGATCCGCGATCTGCTGGCGACCCGCGTGACTGGCCTTGAGACCTGCGGCGATCGTGTCTTCAAGAACCGGGTCAAGCCGCTGCCGCAAACAAGCCTGCCCGCCATCAACGTCATGTCCGGCGATGAACAGATGCAGGTTCTGTCCCAGGGCGTCACCCGTCGTCTGGGCCGGGTCATGCAGGTGCATTTTGATCTTATTGCGGACGCGGATTCAGACGGTGCGGCGGACACGCTCGACACCATCGCCGCCGAGATCGAGGCGGTCATGGTCGAGGGCGCGTGGTCATCCGCCCTGATCTTCTCCATCAGCCCGGTCAGTCTGACCGAGAGCTATGACGGCGAGGGCCGCAAGGTCATCGCCCAAGCCCGCCTCACCTATGAGGTGGAATACCACACGGCTGAAGGTTCAGCCGGTTCCGTTCTGGCCTAGCATGAAAGGAAACGCTCATGGCCACTTCACATGGTAAAGGCGGTCTGGTCAAAGTCGGGACCGCAACCGTTCTCGAAACGACCGGTTGGAGCCTCACCGAGACCGCCGAGACGGTGGACGACACCGCGCACGGCGACGACTGGCGGACTCATCTTGTGGGACAGAAAAGCTGGACCGCTTCTGTGACGGCCAATCTGGACACCGCTGACAGCACCGGGCAGGGCGCTCTGACGGTTGGCGCTTCGGTGACCTTGAAGCTCTATCCTGACGGCGCCGATGCAGGGGATCGCGAATATACCGGCACGGCCACCGTTACGAGCGTGTCGCCGAACAACGCCAATGATGCGCTCAACACCATCAGCTTTGAATGCCAGGGCAATGGCGCACTGACCACCGGCGCGGTGAGCGCAGGCTGATGGCCAAGGGTGTCAGCAAGGGCGGCGGTTTCCTTGAGGCCGCCGCCGCCCGCCGCGATGCGGACGGCGCACTTACGCAGATCGCTGTCCCTGAATTCGCAGCCGAGGGAGAGCCCCCGGTCATCGTCTATGGCCGCAAACCCACCCCGGCGGACCGCGCCGCCATCGAGCGCGCCGCGAAGGACGTTGAAACCGGCAAGATCAATCATGCCGAGGCGGCGGTGCGGACGGTGATCCAGCTTGCTTGTGATGAAACCGGCGACCGGCTGTTCACGCTTGAGAACGCCCAGTTCATGCGTAGCCGGGTTCCCGCCGATGTGATCGAGGCGCTGGCCTATCGGCTGAACGCCGGTCTGTCGCTGGCGGCCGCAAAAAAAAACTGAGCGAGAACCCGGACCTTCTTTACCGGCTGAACCTTGCCGAAAGGCTGGGGATGACCCTTGCCCGCCTTGACGCCGAGATGACCTGTGATGAGCTGATGCTGCACGCCGCGCGTGATGTGCTCAGGGCTGAAGAGGTCAAGAAGGACGGGCGCTAGATCAAAGAGGCCGCCATGCCCCTTGGTATGCCGTCAGATTTTCGCTTTGACATTTTCGCCCGTGACCGCTCCGGCCCGGCGTGGCGCGGCGTGGAGAATTCCATTCAGCGCACGCAAAGGGCGGTTGGCGGTCTGTTGCGCGCCGCCGGTCCTTTGCTGGGCATTGGCGGCGTTGTCAGTGGCGCGGGCTTGGCGCTGCTGGTGCGCGAATCCCTTTCCGCCGCAGAGGCGGTTCAGGATTTGGCGGACCGCGCCGGGGTGTCGGCGGAATTCCTTCAGGAGATGCGCTATGCGGCCTCGCAGGCTGGCGCGGAGACCCGCGATTGGGATGATGCGATCTCTCGGTTGAACCGCCGCCTCGGCTTGTTTCAGCAATATCTCGCTAGTGGAACGGGGGAGGCGGGCCCGGCTGCGAACGCCTTTCGCGCCATGGGGCTTGAAGCCCGCATTGCATCCGGTGAACTGGCCGACGCAGAAAGCGTGTTTCGCGAGGTTGTGCGCGCGCTGGGTGATATGGAAAGCGAATCCCGCCGCTCAGCTTTGGCGTCCCAGCTCTTTGGCGAGGACAGCGGCCCGCGGCTCGCGTCTTTGTTGGCGCGCGGTGAAGAGGGTATTTCGAGCCTGACAGATCGCGCCCGTGAGTTGGGCCTTGTTCTGACTGACGAGATGATCGCCAAGGGCGCCGAAGCGTCTGACCAGATGGAAACGCTGGGAATGGTGCTGCGCACCAATGTGCAGGCCGCCATCATCGATAATGCCGATGAGATCGGGCAGTTGGCGGAAGCCTTCACCGATGCTCTGCCAGGCATGATCGAGCTGGCGACACAGCTTGCCGATCAGATTGCGCGCTGGGCGGGCATGTCTGGTGCAGACCCCACAAGCCGCCTTGAGGCTCAAGCCCGCCTGACGCAAGTGGGTGTTCTTGCGGGCGACCTGTCGCAAAGGCTTGGCTCTGGTGAGCGCCAGCACAGAGGCAACCTTTCAGACGTTCGAGAGCGCTTTATGTCGCTGATGGGGGGCGACGCCCTTCGCGCCATCAACCGGCAGGTTATGGATAGCGACACGCCAGGCTGGGGGCTTGGCCCCGGCGATTCCTTGCTCGGCTCTTCATCAGGTGATGCTGAACGCCTGCAAGTTTCGCTGATGCTTGAAGCGCTCCGCGAAGAAGCTGAACGGGTCCGCAATCTCAAGAGCGGCTTTGAGCAGGCGGGTGACGCGCTGGGCCAGCAGACCAATCTGGGCGGTGGAGCGGGAGGCCTCGGAGGCTCCGGGGCTGGTGACGACTCCAGCAGTGAACAGGATATGGCGCGCAAAGAGGCGGCCATCGCCGCCGCCAAACCTGAAGAGCGGCGCCGTGCTGCAGAAGAGCTGGCGCGCATCGAGGCGGATGCGGCGGCGGTCAAACTCCAAGAGCAGCGCGGTGTCGCTGAAGAACTGGGCCGACTTCAGGCTCAGGCCTACAAGGATCAGCTGGGAGAGGATCGCGGCCAGTTCATGGACGAGTTCGCGGCGGTGTTCGCGGGCGGCGCCAAGGCGGCGTTTGACGGCAACCTTCAGGAGTTCCTGATCGAGCGCCTGCGACAGGCTGCCTATGAGGGGCTGTATGATGCCTTCAGCAATCTTGGCGGCTCGCTCTTTGACGGCATGGGAGGATCCAAGGGCGGCGGCTTTCTGGGCTCTGTGTTGGGCGCGTTCGGCTTTGGCGGCAAGCGCGCCGCTGGCGGCCCGGCTCGTCCCGGCATGGCGTATCAGTGGCAAGAGCAGGGCCGCGAGTTCTTTGCGCCGTCCGTTCCCGGCGAAGTGATCCGCGCGAGCGATATGGGCCGCGAGATCATCCGCGAGCGCGTGGTGCTGGTGCAGGTGGACAAGTCCGAGCTGTTCACCACCGCCGTTCAGGAGGCCGCCGCGCCGGTGGCCGTGCAGGCCGCGCAAGGCGCCGTCCAGCAATCCCGTGCCGATATGGCCGGCGCACGTCAGCGTGCCAGCAAGCGTTTGAGGTAAGCCATGGGATTGCTGTTGCCGTCAGGGCAGGTCCGCACCTGGTCGATCACGGTCACGCCCCGCGCCGCGCGCGCTGTGTCCGCCTTCGAGACCAATATGAACCATATCACGCGCACGGGGCAGCACCTTGAGGCGCGGGTTCTGCTTGTCCCAATGACCCGTTCTGATGCGCTGGCCTGGTCTGATCTTGAGGAGCCGTTCGACACGCTTGTGTGGCCGATCGATCAGGGCGATCTGGTGGCGGCTAATGAGGGCGCGCCGCGCGTCGCCGGGGCGGGCCAGCTGGGTCGCACGCTCAATGTGGACGGGGTGACTGCGGGCTATGTCATCCCGAAGGGCGCCTATGTCACCCACATCGCCAGCACTGGCCGGCGCTATACGTATCCTATCGCCTCGTCGGTGACGGCGAGCGGATCGGGCACGGCGGCGCTTGATCTGCGCATACCGCTGCGTGTCGCCCCGTCCGACAATGATGTGATCGAGATCGCGAGTCCGAAGCTCGAAGGTCTTGTGACCAGCGATAGCGGGCTGGAATTTGGCGATGCGGCCCTGTCCCTGCCCCGCACCTTCACCCTGCGGGAGCGTGGTTGATGGATTCGCTCAACATCGCCGCATGGCAGGAGTCGAACCCTCACGCCTTCATCGCGCTCGAGCTGACCCTGCCCGATGAGACGGTGCGGCTGACCTCGGGCGGCACGGTGGTGTTCGGCGGGCAGACCTATCTGCCCGAGCATGACGATCTGGGGGTTCTGTCTTCGGTGGCCAACATCGAAGAGGGGCAGGTGTCTGAAGCCATCGCGCCCGATCTGACGTTTGAGCCCTATACCGATGATGGCGTTGCGGCGCTGACGGCCCCGGCTGCGCAGGGTTCGCCCTGGGTGCTCTATTGGGGGCAGATCAACCCGAACACCGGCGCCGTGATCGGCACGCCTGACACCCTGACCACGGGCCTTCTCAACGTGGCGTCTCTGGCGGTATCGACGGGGCGGCGCTCTGTGGTTCTGACTTCCTACACGTTCGAGCAATTCCAGCTGACCCCGCGCGGGGTGCGGCTGGCGGAGACGCCCGCCCTCAAGCCGCTGATGTCCAGCGTGACGCGCAAGATCTACTGGCGCGCCGAACAGCCGCGCGGCGCGATCCGCTACGGCACCGGCGGCGGCGGATATACCGGCGGCGGCAATGAAGTCGGCGGCGGCCCGGGCAACAGGATCGGCTGACCCTCATGACCGTGAAACACAAGAGCGCCCTGCTGGCCCGTCAGCAGGCGGTGAGCGCGTGCGTGAAGCGCTTTGTGGGCCAACCGCTCAACTGGGGCCGGACCGATTGTGTGAAGCTGTGCGCGCTGGCCCTGCGCAAGCAAGGCCACCCCGTGCCGCTTCTGAAGGGCGTGCGGTATTCGAGCGAGCAGACCGCTCTGCGCCGGTTCCGCGAACAGGGCCTGTCGAGCCTGTGCGAGGCGGTGGACGCGCTGGGTCTGGTGAAGATCGCCCCGGCCATGGCCATGCCGGGTGATCTGATCGCCCTGCCGACGCCGGAGGGTGATGCGTTCAAGGCGTCCCTGATGGTGGTCCACACCGCCGCCGCGCGCCGGGTTATCGGCCTTGATGGTCAGGGCGCCTTCGCGGTGCTGGTTCCCAATCTTGAATTGACTCTCGCGTGCTGGCGCACGCCTTAGGTAACTAGACAGCAGCTTTTCAGGGGTTAGCTTGGCGAAGTGTAAACCGCCGTTAGGGGCCACCGATGATGCCGCGAACTTCCCTCTGCAGCCCCAACGCCTGTTTAAGACAGGCCTCCTTTTGCTGTTCACGGGCGCACTGATGAGCCGGCGAGTTGTCGCATCCATACGATATGATGGCCCTGCGCTTGCGGACCATGAAATGGATGTGCAGGACCTTGGTCCGGCGCTCCTGGCCCTCGGAGAGCTCTGCAAGTCAGCGAACCATCGCCTGAACGGAGATCGCGCATCGGTGCGTGTGGTGGTGAATGCTGATGTGGAGCGCCAGTGCTTCCAGCTGAGCTTCGAAGTTGTCCAGACTCTTGCGGCGGCGACAGTTGACTTTCTGGAACACAAGGATGTGGCGACCGCCAAGGAAATCCTTGAGTGGATAGGCATTCTCGGCGGCGGGCTAGGGTCTGTCTGGGCGGTTTACAAGTTTCTAAGCAAGCACCGCAAACCGGGCCAGGCGATAGAAATCAAACAGAGCAAAGACATTGTTGTCATCCAAGTGAACGGAGACAGCAATGTCATTGAAGTGAAACCGGAAGTCTACAAGCTGGCAACGGACCCCAGGGTCCTGCGCAGCACTCAAACCATGCTGCGACCTCTTGAGAAAGACGGGTACGAAACTCTTGAGTTTCGCACCCGAGAAAAAACCAATGAAATCTTCCACCGCGCCGACGCCATAAATCTGCGAGACGCCAGCACGGATTCCTTAGCGCCCTTAGCAAATGAGCACAGCGCCAAGATTGAGGCGGAGGTGGGTATTCACTCACCTGTCTATGAAGGCAAGGCGCAGTGGGAGATCATCTACAAGAAGGTTGTCTCTGCATCAATTGAAGATGAAGAATGGCTTGACGACTTTCAGAATAATCGCGTCTACGCCCCGCCCAATTCACGGCTGCGTGTCACTCTCGAAGAGCGTTGGCCGGTCGATGAAAGCGGCATGGCCGTGGGTCGACCTAGCTTTCGGATCCTGAAAGTTCATGAAATCGTGCCGCCCAAAGAGCAGCTTGATATCGAAAGCTTCCTAAATCCAGATCGCTAGTCACATTCACGGGCAATTGCCCGTGCTTGATAGCTTGTGATCTGACTGAGCCAACCTGCGCACGCTCGCAATCAGACTTCTCTGAAGACTCTAATTCACCCCGCCCTTGTGCGGGGCGTTTCTGCATGGGAGTTCCGCATGGCTGATCCGATCACGGCTGCTGTCAGTGCGATTGCGACTTATGTCAGCGGAGCCTTCGCCGCCACTGCTGCAGGGACCGCCACTCTCGCTCAAACCGCAACCGTTGTTGGTGTGAACTTGGCCGCGTCGGCGGCCGTAAGCGCAGCCGCGACCGCACTCCTTCAGCCCGATACGGGGTTTGAAGGCTCCCCTCTCGAGTGGCGCGCGGACCCCACGGCGGGGGTTCCCTTCGCGCTGGGTCGCGTGGCGGCCGCGGGGCGGATCGTGCATCGCGATGAATGGGGCGCGGACAACCGGTATCAGTCGATCTGGACGGTGTGTTCCGGCGCGGGTCCGATCCAGCAGATCGAGGGCTTTTATGCTGACGATGTGGCGGTGAGCTTTGGCGCCAATGGCGCGGCGAGCACCGGGCCCTATGCGGACAAGATGTGGCTGCAGACCAAGCTGGGCGCATCGAGTGATACGGCATTGGCGCAGACCGGGCTGGACGCCGCTACGCCCGGCTATGAGGGGTGGAATGCGTCTAAAGCCTTGCCCTATCGCGCGTCCTGCCAGCTGACGCTCTATCAGGACAGCAAGTTCAAATCCTACCCCTCGGGCGAGCCGCGCACGCGGCTGACGCTGAAGGGGATCAAGCTCTATGACCCGCGTCTGGATTCCACGGTTCCGGGCGGATCCGGCTCTCACCGTTGGGGCACGCCCAGCACCTACGCCTATTCGGACAATGCGGCGCTGCTGGCGTTGAACTGGGCGATGGGGCTTTACGAGGGCTCGAAGCTCGTGGGCGGCATCGGGGCGGGTTCCGCCGGCGTGCATCTGCCCGCCTTCATGGAATGGGCGAATGTGTGCGATGCGAACGGCTGGACGGCTTCGGCCTATCCGTCTTCGCTCGATGACCGGCATCAGGTTCTTCTGGGGCTGATGCAGGCGGGCGGCGCGCGGTATGCGCGCTTTGCGGGCAAGATCAGCTGCATCGTCTCGGCGCCGAAATCGAGCGTCGTCGCCCTGTCGGTTGAAGACACGGCAGGCCCGTTCGAGATCGCCACGAACGCGGACCGGCTGGAGAAGATCAACACGCTGGTTCCGACCTGCCGTATGGAATCCCACAACTGGGAAGACGTGCCGCAGGACGAGATCAGCGTTGCGGAATACGTCACCGCCGATGGCGGGGTGATCGACCGTGATTTGAGCTATCCTTATGTGGCCCTGCATGCGGACGGCTCGAACGCCGATCAGATCGCAGAGCTTGCCGCTTATGCTATTCTGGACAGCCGGGAGCCGTTCAGCGGGACCGTGCCGCTCAAGCCCTGGGCGATGCAGATCGAGCCGGGCGATGTGTTCACCATCACCGAGCCGGGCTTCCTGCTGGATGCCGTCGAGCTGAAATGCCTGACCCGGTCGTTTGATCCCATGACGAATATCGTCCGCGTGAGTTTCATCTCCGAGAGCGCGGGCAAGCATGACTTCGCCCTTGGGCGCACGAACACCGCGCCGGTTCCGGCCACACTGACGGTTCCTGACATTTATGACGTGCCGCCTCCCGCAATCGATGTGTGGAGCGCCAGCGCGGGCAATGGCCAGCAGCCCACGATCGTGGTGACCGGTTCGGCCGATCAGGACAACGCCAAGGCCATCATTGTCGAATACCGCACCGCGATTGATCCCGCGACGGACGCCGCCTGGGCGGATGATGATGCGGGCTGGCGCGTGTTCGGCCAATACGACATCGCCACTGAAGGCGTGGTGCTGACGGGGCTTGAGCCTGAAACCGCCTATCAGGTGGCGGTGAAATATGTGTCTCAGTTCGGCGTGATCGGGGATCGCCGCATTCTGGGCACGATCACCACGGGCGGGATGACGGCGACGGACGCCTTGCGCGTTGGTGATTACACCTATGAGCGGTTGGCCGCGCTGGCGGACGAGGTGATCGCGACGGGCAAATCAGCCGCCCAGGCGACGATCCGCTCCCTGATCGAAGAGGCTAATCAGCGCCGGGGCGTTGAACGCAAGGCGGTGAACCTGTTTGTGCAGGAACGCACCGAGCGGATCACCGCCACCGAGGCGGTTCAATCAAGCCTGACGCTGCAGATCAGCGCGGTGGATGACGCCCTCGCGCTGGTCGAGGATGAAGTCACTACGCTGGCCTCTGATCTGGTGGCGGAAACGAACACCCGCACTACGCAGATCAGCGCACTCAACGATTCAATCGCCGGGGTGCAAACGAGCGTCACCACGGTGGCGGATGATCTGTCGGCCTTCACCGAGTCTACGACCACGCAATTCAGTGCGGTGGGGGACTCACTCGCCAGCCTGACGCTACAGTTCAACACGCTGGCCGATGATCAGGAGGCGACTTCAAGCGCCCTGACATTGCTGGAAGCGGACGTGAACACGCTGGATGGCGAGGTGGGCGCCATCGCCACGGACCTGACGGCGGTCTCTGCGTCTGTGGATGAGCTTCTGGCCACGCGCCTGATCGCGGTTCAGGCCGGGACAGCGTTCGCCGGGGTGCAGTTCAGCGCGCGCCAGTCTGACGGCAATCCGTCTTCGGACATTCGCTTCGCTGCAGGCCAGATCAAGTTCGGCCCGGCCTTCGCTTCACCGCGCTTTGTCATCGATATGGACGGCTCGGAGGTCTATTCGCTCAACGCCGCCGGTACGGTGAAGACCTTCCAGCTCGACATGGACACCGGGCGTCTGCAGTTGCGCACGGATGCGGGCGTGCTGGTGTTTGACAGCGCGGCGGGCGGGATCCAGGTGGCGGGCCTTCCGCCTTCGATCCGGACCGACGCGATCGTGCTCACCGGCTCCACCACCAGTCTTGCCGCCACCTATCAGACACTCGCCACGGGCACGCTCTCGGGCGCGTCCAGCGAAGGCCTGATCCGGTTCGCCGGGCAGTTCAACGCCCGCCCCACCATCGTGAACGTCGAAGACCCGCTGGGGGAGATCACTGTGGACTGGCGCATCGTTCTGAGCGCCAGCGGCGAGACCGACTTCACGCTCGCTTCGGGCACGGAAGGCCCTGTCGGCATCATCAATCGGGTGATCTCGGCGCCCGCCGCCATGCCCTATGGCGGCAACGTCTCGGTCGTCTTTCAGGCCCGTGTGACCGGCAACACCGAAAGCCGCGTCGTGGTGGCGGATGTAACGGGCGATCTCACTCGCACCGGCTCTGACTAAGGATCAAGACCATGGCCAACCTTGATAACGCCGCGGCAGCGGCGGCGATTGCTGCTGTCTTCGATGATCTCGCCAATGGCGCGGTGACCG